TGGCCTTGGTTTTGCCTAGAATCTTTTCAGCTTTTGACGGGCTTAAAAGTTTCTTTTCATAGCAATCTTGGTCGATTAAAGATAATAAGGTTTTTTCGGCTTCTCCCTCGTCTCCCCATTTGCGCAACGATCTACCCGCCACAAGTTTGAAACCCGCGAACGGCTTGCCAGATTCAAGCCGCGTTTTAACCAGGCTTTCAACAGCGTCCAACCAAGACACGATAAGCTTTTTGGACTCTAACGCTTGTCTTAGTTGGTCGTCGTTTAGCGTATCGGCGTTAGATAGCTCTAACTCGTCAAACTCAGACAGTATTATTTTTTCCGTGTACGATTTTAACGCGGGGCAAATAGCCTTGGCTTTACACCATTGACAAGCCTTTTCGCTTGGCGTTCTTGGCGCGTTACCTTGTCCAATAATTGCCGCTTGCTCAGATACCCACGCGCCCCATTTTAACAGGTCGTCAACGGATAATTCCCATTCGCTAACATTGTCCAACCTGGGTTGGTCTATTGTTATTTTAACTTTCTTAAAGTTGTTCAACATTGAATAGTCGCTATACGCCCCAAGAGCGTATAGCATGGCCTGTGGGTTGTTTTCAGCGTAAACGGGTACACCTTTACCATATTTTAAATCTATAACGTGTATCGTATCACCGTCGATCACAATAACGTCTGACGTTCCAAAACCCTCGGGAACCCATTCGCTAAAATCAACACGAACCTCATACATTTGTAGACCACCGGCGGCACGGACACGGTCAACGTACTGTTGAACATAGTCTGCCATTTCGTCGCTCACAACGTGTGTATTCATTTCAGTTAGAAAATTACCAATGTGGTCGTGACAGTTACCACCGTTCTCTAAAACCATTTCGGCTAGTTCGTGCGCGGCGCTACCCTCATCAGCGGCGGCGCTTGAACTGTCTTTAATACCCTTTTCAGCCTCGACGGAACCGAGACACGATAACCAGCGATGTGAACCACTGGCGCTTAACTTCGCGTGAATAGTCATTACAACGCACCTAATAACTTTTGAACTTCTTCTAAATCTTCTTCTTTCAAATCGTCAACGAGGGACGCGCCTTTACTTTTCAGAATATCTTTTACTTTTGTTTTGTTTGTTGAATTGCCGCGCACTTTTGATATACACAACTCGCGCAAAGAATCACGGGTAATCGTTGGCTTCGTTTCTTCTTTTGTTGGTTGTTTTTCTTGTTCGACTGGTGAGCCGTTCGCACTATTAAACAACGCTTCAAAGTTGCTGTTTAGCTTTTCGATTTGAGCGGTAAGGTTTTTGATTTCGGTTTCTAACATTTTTCGTGTTCCTTTTATTTGATTGTTTTGTTTTAGCTGTTTAGCTATACTCAATTTACTATTTAATTAAGCGGAGGTCAACAGGTGGAAAAAATAATAGAGCATTTTGGTAATAAGGTTGGTTTGGCGAATGCGTTAAACGTAGATAAGTCGGCTGTAAGCCAGTGGTTAAAAGACGGGCTACCGGCAGCAAGGGCAATAGAAATTGAAAAGCTAACTGAAGGTAAATTTAAAGCTTTGGATATAGTGGGGTTGAAGGTGCATGAATAAAATAATATTTCCGCTAAACAATAACAAAGCGCCGGCGGTTCCAAAAGGGACAGATTGGCGAGAATATCACGGCGCTGTCAATAGCGATTTAATAGGCGTCAAGATCCCATCAGGGGTAATTGTTTTTGACCTAGACACTTACAAGGGTGTAAGTGTTGGTGACGTTGAAAAGGCGCTAGGGTGTTCGCTCGACTGGCAAGGCGCTGAACTACAACGAACGCGCAATGGCGGTATTCATTACGCTTTTAGCGTTGATAGCGGGATAGGTTTTAAGAACGGTACTGATTTATTGGGCGTTGTTGGTTTTGATACCAGATCAAGCGGTAAGGGGTACATTGCTACAGGTGTTGGTTATATAGATTTATCTATGATTGGTGTGGTTGAAGCTCTACACGAAGATGGATTCTTCCCTGCGTTACCTGGTGAAGCTGTCGAAAAGCTGCGTGACGGTTTTGAAATTGCGAACGTTGAAGAAGATGATTTCTTAGACCTGGTCGTTTCCCAACCGCTTGACCTTGATCAAGATCAAGTAGCCTCGTATATGTCGAAGCTTACCGAAGATCACGCGAGAAGTAGTGATCAATGGTTGAAAGTAATGTTTGCGCTATGGCATCAAAGCAGTGGGGCAAAATGGGGATGGATGCTGTTTGATGAATTTAGCCGACTCGCTTTAGATAAGTATGACGAACTTAAAAACAAGGCGCGTTGGGATTCTTGCGCCCGATCTAAAAAAGCCAACCCGATTACTTTTGCAACTGTGATAGATATGGTCGGCGGTCAAGACGTTGTTTCTGACGATAAGTTGGAAATATTAAAAAACAAAGTTTTGGCGTGTGAAGAAAAGAAAGAATTAAAAACAGTATTGAAAGAACTTGCGCGGGAAAAGATAGGAACGTTGGGGACGACCATTATAGTTAAATCTTTAATTAAAAAGTTTAGTGAGATTTACGGCGAAAAACTCACAGAAGCACAAGTGAAAAAGATTATTAAGGGGGCAAGGTCTAAAAAAGAAGGCGCTGATTTTTACGATGATTATATCTTTTTAACGTCAACAGCTAACTATATGCATCGTGAAACTAAAAAGGAAATGGGGCCGCGTGCATTTGATGTTGCACATAATAGAGATACGCCAGCAGATAATGAAGGGAACCCACAAAGTGCAACGGCTTATGTAAACGACAAAATAAAATGTGTATTTGGTGGGATGTATGCGCCTTTATTTGATGATGTTTTTACTTACGAAGGTGTTGATTATTTCAATACTTATGTACCAACTCTTTTAAATAGAGTCGTCAACGGTGCTACCGATATTGTCGATAGAGTAATAGGGCATATCGCACATTTATTACCTGATCCAGAAGAACAACAGCTAGTTATTAATTATCTGGCGCATAATGTTCAGTTCCCAGGCAAGAAGATTTATTGGGCTATGATTTTACAAGGGGTGCAGGGGGATGGTAAAAGCTTTTTCGCCGAGATGATGAAACACGTTCTAGGTTTTTCAAATTGTCGTTCGATATCTGCGGAATGCTTAGATGAAAAATACTCACCTTGGGCCGAAGGTAATATCATGCTGTTTATTGAAGAAATGAAGATCGACAATAAACGAAAGTATGAAACGGCTAATAAGATGAAGCCTTACATATCAAATCCTACCGTTAGCGTTCGTAGAATGCGCCAGGACATTTATGAATGTATTAACACGACTAACTACTTTGCGCTGACGAACTTTAAAGACGCACTGCCTATTGATGATACAGATAGACGTTATTGCGTTTTGTTTAGCCAATGGCAATCTAAAGAAAAATTATCAAACTGGATGAAAAACAACCCTAATTATTATCAAGATTTGTACGACTCAATGCGTACAAATGCCGGTGAAATTTTAGACTGGTTGTTATGTCATAAAATACCCGATAGCTTTTTAAAGTTGAATCGAGCGCCAGATACCAGGGCAAAACAAACCATGATAGATATGTCAAAAGGCGATGATTTCTTAATCGTTGAAGATGCTATAAGCGAGTTTCAATGTGAAGATATTAACGACTTTGTATTGAATGTAACTAAGCTTTCTAAGCTAGTTGTTGATAATTTTGAAGGTGATTATGACAAGTTTCCTAAGACTTCTAGGCTTAAAAATATACTTTTAGAAATGGGGTATCACAATATAGGTAGATATAAAACGAACGGTGAAATTAGAAAAAACCAGTCGATTTACTGCAAAGATGACAGTAAAAACGCTATCGATTTTAAAAATGTAATTGTAGATTTCGTCCCGTTCTGATCTTAACCACCTCGGGACATTTTTAAAAACCGTGAGACATTGAAGATTTTATACTTATCTTGTCCCACGGTTTAATGTTTTGTCTTAAAGTGTCTCTATGTTAAATACAACATAGAGACACGGAAAAACCTTTAATTTTCATAT